ACCTGGTAAGATGACCAAGAATCTTAATCAGATGCAAGAAATTTACGAAGAAACTTTAGAACAAATAGCAAATGGAACTTATCACAATCCCTTCATCCGGAAATAGTATTGACAAATACTCACAATCGATTTTAGCCGATAGTAAATTAACTAAAAGCGAAATCATTATTTACGATGCCAGTACAAAGCAAAAAATTATGTACTTGTCTGAGGCAGAAAAAGCACGGATAGCCAATACAATCATTTCAATGGCTAAAGTTCGTTTAAGCCTAAAGGATAGAGCCAAGCACGAGGATGCGGTCGAAAGCCAAATGATTTTTTCAGACTTAAACAAGTTTGATCATTTAACGGAAGCCGAAGTATTATTGGCCTTAGAAAATGGACTTGATGGTAATTACTTAAAAGAACACGAATCGAATGTGTTTTGGAATCCTTCTAATTTTGTCCTTTGGATTAAGAGGTATTTGCTTGAAAAGAACGATGTAATGCGGAAGGTAACAAATGCCAAGCCAGCGGATTACATTCGACACACTCCAAAGGATAAAGAAATTAAGCAACAAGGAATTTTATGTGCCAATGATTATGCTGATCTTTATTCAAGAACCAAAGACGCAGATCGCACGTTCAAATATCCAGCCGGTTTAAATTTCCTTTATGATCTTGGTGTTCAATACGGATGGCTTCATTTAGATGAGGAAGTGATAGATCAAATCAAGATGAAAGTTGCACCAAAGTTTTTACATTTGGTTAAAAATCCGGCTGATGTTTTTGAGCATACGGAATTTATTTGGGCCTATAAAGCCGAATGTTACAAAAGGTTTATAAAAGACTTGGTAACCTTTGAAGTTCGAATTGATCAATACGGAAAAATTAAACCCATAGCATAATGACACCTAAAGAAAAAGCCCAACAATTATTCGATAAATTTTATTTTGAGACAACCATTACCGAATTAGAGGAAGCCAAGGATTGTGCTTTGATTGCGGTAAATAAGATGTTAAATAATGATTCAATTAAATTCGATCAAGATTTTAAAGAATATTGGGAAAAAGTAAAAAAAGAACTTATTGAATTGTAAGATTAAAGACAACAATTATCATACACTAAAAAATTATAAAATGAAATTATTCATCAAATTATTTATTAACCCAATAATTACCTTTTATTTGGTTTTTGCATTTATTGAATGGAATTTAAATCCAGCTAATTGGAATGTATTTTCGAGAATAGGTTATTTTTTGTTTTTTTGCATTAATCTTTATCAACATTTAAAAGATAATCAAAAATGAAAAAAATCATAATTACAACAATTTGCTTTGCATTGCTCACGCAGATCACTCACGCATCCGATGTATTCTTTAATATCTCCAGGCATACGACACTCGACTATATTATTAGTTGGGTATTTGCCTTTTCTTTGGAATCATCCATCTTGATTTTTACATTACTTGGAAAACGAAATACGGCTATCTTTTTTGGCCTTATTTCGTGGCTGATAAATTTACTTTATTACTGGGTAGAAATCGGAATGACACAAAAGTTTGTTGCGATGAATATTATTTCATTGATCATACCGGTGACCATCTTTTTTTATTCGGAATTGATTAAAACGGATAAACGTAAAAATTTATTAAAGTGAAACAAGATGAACATCTCCTCCAGGTAGCAATTTGTAAATGGTTGGATTTAACCCAAGACTTTCCATATTTTGCAATCCCAAACGGTGGACTAAGACATAAGTTAGTTGCTATTAAATTAAAAAGAGAAGGAGCCAAATCAGGAGTTGCAGATATGTTTTGGATGATTTCGAATAATACTTGGAAAGGTTTATTTGTAGAGGTTAAAATTGAGAAAGGTAAGCAATCACAAAGCCAAAAGTATTTCGAGGCCATAGCGATAAAGTACGGGTATTTTTACGCAGTTGTAAGAAGTATTGATGATTGTATTAATTTAATTAACCGGTTCCGAAAAAATGAGATCTAATTATCTTGATGCTATCGTTTGGATAGATCAGCAGTTGATTAAGCCGACAAGACAAATCAAAATAGGATGCGAAACTATTCTTGATTTGAACTATTCTTTGATACTTAATCGAAAGCAGATTTTGGAAAATTCGGGGCAGTTATCTTATTCAGCATTCGGGAGAACTAAAAAAATAAAGGATTTCTTGCAATTATCAAAATAAAAATGTAAACTTTGTCAATATGTTAGTAGAAGAATTAATTGATTTTGTTAATCAGCCTCCGCACTACAAAAGTAAAGGCGGTATTGAATCTATTGAGGTTATTGAATCCTTTGAATTGAATTTTAATTTAGGGAATGTGATTAAATATATTTTGAGGTCTGATAAAAAGGGTAACAAAAAGCAAGATTTGGAAAAGGCCCAATGGTATTTGAAAAGGGAACTTGAAAAGTTTAAAGGTTGATGTCAAGGAATGAAATCATTTCAACGCTATACGAATCAAAGGAGATCGCCCAGGCACTCCGAAAGATGCAACCAGCTTCACTCCGAGAAGAATTACGACAAGAAATGTTTATGGCCCTATGTAATATTTCAGATGAGAAATTTTGGGGCATTTATAATAATAATGGTATTCCAGGTTTAAAGTTTTGGTTGGTTCGTACGATGCTTAATATGATTTATTCAACCGGTCTAAATACTCCGTTCTTTCGCCATTTCAGACAAAAAAATGAGGAGTTTAATGTAAACCACGAAGTAGTAAATTTCGATTCTTTAAATGAAGAAATTCAAGAACGAAAGGAATTGTTATTTTCTAAAATAGAGGAAGGCAGAAAGCAGTTGAGTTGGTACGAAAATACATTGCTTGAGACTTATATGGATTTAGGATTTAATCAAAAGGAATTAAGTCGCAAAACAAAAATACCTTATCAATCGGTTATCAAAACGATAATGATAATCAAAAAGAAACTTCGAGAGGAATGATCAGCACATTAATTGCATCCATATTTTTTTCAGTATATTTTAATATGACTAACTTACACCAGTCATTCAAATTAGATTTTAAGCCGTTTAATTGCACGCCTTGTTTATCCGTTTGGTCTGCGGTTGTATTTTATTTATTGCCGATTCAGATCACGGAACTTATTGCCTTATTTTTTAGTGCAGGAGTAATCGGGCCTTACCTTTTTAGATTCATTCATAAATGACACCAAGGGAACTGAATTTCTTAAAAGAACACGAGGCTAATTTTGTGGCCGTTGAATTAGGGTACACACGAAATATAGACTTTCACGTTATAGATCAATACGTTTTAATTTATCGGAATTACATTGATCAAAATTTTATTCTTAATGCCTGGTGCAAGCATTGTGTCTTTGATATGCTAAAAAGGATTAAGAACTATTACGACAATAATCAACCAATCGAAATCAATGTCGAACCTAAGAATAATCGGAGTAGGAAATAGCACTTCCGGTGTAACCTATCATCGTATTGCATTACCATTGTCCACGATGAAAAAGGAATATTGTCTATTGACCGATGCACTTTCGGAAGAGATGATTATTGAAAAGGAAATTAATATCCTGGTTCTGAATCGATTCTTAGAGGAGATCCCATTTTCTATTTTGATTGAATGGAAAAGAAAACACGGTTTTAAAATTATTGTTGACATTGATGACTATTGGGAGTTATTTAGCAGCCATTTATCAAACAAAACTTATCAGTTACTAAATATTCCAACGATCATTCAGAATTATATCCGAATGGCTGATTTAGTGACTTGCACGAATGATAGACTATATTCTAAAATCATTCAGCATAATAAGAAATGCGAAATTATACCAAATGCATTGCCTTTTGATAAGGATCAGTTCACGGCATTTAAGACTGAACACGACAAAGTAAACATTGCACATACCGGATCCATCACTCACTTTCCGGATATTAAACAATTAAAAAATCCATTGTTAAATTTATCGAAATCCAAATCCTTTGTCGATGCTACCAGGATGCTTCTTTGTGGATGGAATGATTATAATAAATGGCATTGGACACAAATAGGGAATATTTATACGGCCAATGAAAAGCTAAATTATAAGATTATCGAATCGGCTCACTTTTCATTTTATATGAATTTTTACAACGAGGCTGATATGTTGTTGGTGCCATTGCTTGATAATAAATTTAATCGGATGAAGTCTAATCTGAAGGCATTAGAAGCCGGGGCCAAGAGGATTCCGATATTAACTTTTGATCGTGATCCGTATGCAGATATTCCGACCATCTTTAAGGTCGATAATTGGGAACAAGATATAAGGCGAATGGTGTTTAGTAAGCAAATGCGAGAAGATTATGGCGAAGCAAATGCGGAGTATGTCCGTGAACATTACGATCTATTTAAAATAAATAAGAAGCGTTTTGATATTTATACTAAACTGATCGAATGCCGGTAATAAAATGTTCAAACGGAAAATGGAGGATTGGCTCGGGTGCTTGCATCTATGACACGGAAAAGAAAGCCATTGAAGTTTGGCAAGCAATTCTCGCAAGTGGAGAATACCGGGCAGATAGTAATAAAGTTTCTTTTGATTTTGATGACACATTATCGACACAAAGAGGTCAGGACTTGGCAAAACGTAAAATTCAAGAAGGTAAGATAGTTTACATCATTACCAGGAGACAACAATCTGCCTCCGCAGAAGTTTATAAAATTGCCGATGAAATAGGAATCCCACATTCAAGAGTACATTTTACGAATGGGAAAATGAAATGGGAAGAAGTAAAGAGGTTAGGAATTGGCACGCATTATGATAATAATCAGAGAGAGGTTGATTTGATTAATGAGAATACGGATACAAAAGGTTTTAAATTTCAGTTTGTGGAAACCTATAATGATTATCCGGAAGCAGCAGTAAACAATGCTAAACGTGTTTTAAAATGGGTTGCAGAAAATGGTTGGGGAACTTGTGGCACACCCGTAGGCAAGATCAGAGCAAACCAATTAGCAAATAGAGAAGGCATTTCAAGAGACACGATCGCCAGGATGTCAGCATTTAAACGACATCAACAAAATAAAGATGTTCCATATGGCGAAGGATGTGGAGGATTGATGTGGGATGCCTGGGGCGGAACGGAAGGAATAGAATGGGCGAGTAGGAAATTAAATCAAATTGATAATGCAAGCAACGGATAAGGAGTTTTTTGAACACGAGATTAATAACGGAATAACTCCACATAATCCCGAATATTTAAACTTAATGTTGGCAACATCCGACATCGTTGTGAAATATGCAAATGACATTATTGAAATCGGTGCGGGCCTTGGAACATTGGGAGAATGTTTGATTGGAAAATGTTGTAGTTATTATGGCATTGAACCAAATAAGTATCATCGTGATTTTTCATTAGAAAGAGGTATTAAATTACACGATCTTAATGGTTATCCTAAAATATGCGAAATGATTGTAAGTATTGAAGTTTTTGAGCATTTAACGGATGATCAAATTGATAAGTATTTAAAAAACATTCAATCAACATTTTTTTTATTTTCATCCACACCACATAAAACCACGGAAGAATTTGACACCTGGTGGGGGCATATAAATTTGAAATCAGAAGAAGAATGGATTTTATTATTTGCAAAATACGGATATAAGGTTCACGAAAAATTAACCATACCTACAAATTGGAGTTTACTATTTAAAAAATAATGGCACGACTATATAGAGATATTGACACGGAAAGACTTTTGGAATGGGCCGAAAAATATATCGACCATTGCCTTGAATCTACCAAAGAGATTGCCACTTCATCGGGTGTTAAAACAATTCGTGAACGGCATTTGCCTACAATTAGTTTCTTTTTATTGATTTGGTTGCCAAGACAAAAATTTGAGTTTTACAATCGATCAACCTATTACCAAGTTTTATCTAATGTAGATCATCCTTGCCACGATGCAACAAAGCAAATTGACGAAATATTTAGATCATTGGCGGCCGATGTAGTGGCTAATGAGGGTAAAGGTATATTCTATGCTAAGAATCTTTTAGGATGGTCAGACAAGGCGAAGAACGAAGAAAAACAAGAGATAATCATAAGTTTTGCAGACGAAAATAGTCCTTCCGAAACCGCATAAAAATCAAGCCAAGGTTTTAAACTCCAAAGCAAGATTCAAGGTTCTAATGTCGGGCAGACGGTGGGGCAAGTCATTGATATGCCAAGTCATCACATTTTTAGAAGCGGTCAAAGGTAAAAAGGTTGCATACATTACACCTACTTATCAACTTGCAAAGGTTTTCTTTGATGAACTTTGCATCTTAATCCCAGATACCATTGCCACGGCAAATCGTAGTGATTTAACATTTAAATTAACAAGTGGTGGATCAATTCGATTCTTTACTGGCGAAAGGCTCGATAATCTTCGGGGCCTTAAATTTCATTACGTTATTATTGATGAAGCATCATTCATAACTGATTTAGAAAGCGGTTGGAACAATTCAATAAGGCCAACGTTAACCGATTACCAGGGCCGTGCTATATTCCTTTCAACTCCACGAGGAAAGAATTATTTTTATTCTTTATTTCTTAAAGGTTTAGAACCGAATGCAGAATGGGAATCTTTTAAATATTCAACCTATGATAATCCATATATCCGTAAAGAAGAAATTGATTCAGCAAGAATGAGTTTGCCGGAGGTAGTATTCGAACAAGAGTATATGGCAAACCCGGCAGAGAACTCAGCCAATCCCTTCGGAAGCCAGGCGATTGGGAAGTGCATTTCTGAAATGTCAATCAATCCGGTTAAATGTTACGGAATAGATCTTGCAAAGTATTCTGACTGGACTGTAATTATTGGTTTAGATAATAGTGGAAATGTGGCTTATTTTGAACGATTTCAAAATGATTGGGCCTCCACGCAAAACAAAATACGGAATTTATCAAAGGTTCCGATGTTAATTGATAGTACTGGAGTAGGGGATCCGGTAGTCGAGCAATTACAACGAGAGGGATTAGATGTGGAGGCATTTAAATTCACAAGCCAAAGCAAACAAGATTTAATGCTGGGCCTTCAAGTGGCTATCCATCAAGAACGGATTCATTATCCCGAAGGAATTATTAAAGAGGAACTCGAAATATTTGAATATCAATATAGTTCACACGGTGTAAAATATTCTGCACCTTCCGGATTTCACGATGATTGCGTGATGGCTTTGGCTCTTGCCTGGCGAAAGTTTGATTTTAAATCAGGAACCGGTAGATATAGTTTTGCGTAATTACTTATTTATGTTTATGAATTGGACAAATGTTTCGGTTTGGCAGATGCAACAAATCTCCAACCTATTATCTAAAAACGAAGGAGATACAAGTCTCGATATCGCAGTTAAGACTTTGGCTATTTTAACGAATAGAACAGAGGCCCAAATAGATTCGTTAAATCTCGATGAGTTAAGCCATCAAATCAAAGATATTGCATTCCTAAACGAATCACAACCTAATGCCAAGCCACAAGATTACATCAAAGTAAACGGTAAGAAATACAAGTGCATTTATGACATTCGAAATATGCCATATGCCAGGTATATGGAAACCAAGTTTTTCGGAAATGATGTGATGAATAACTTGCATAAGATTGGGGCCTCGATGGTTATGCCAATGAAAAAGACTTGGTTTGGTTGGAAGGTTGATCAGTACGATGCAAGCAAGCACGAAGAATATGCCAATGATTTATTAGAGGCAAGTTATGAATCAGTTTACGGATCAGTGGTTTTTTTTTGTCAAATATACGTTCAATCGATAAACAATTTAGCGGATTATTTGAAGCAGAGATTAACAAGTCAGGGGATAACGAAGAACGAGGCCGAGGAAACGATAACGGCTTTATGCAACGTTTTGGATGGACTTACCAAGCTACCATCATCGCAGAACACGAACGAATTAAACTCGAAGAAGTCTATGGCCTTTCTACAATTCAATGTTTAAACGCATTGAGTTATTTAAAAGCAAAGAACGCATTTGATAAAGACCAAATTAATAAGATAAATGCCAAGTATTAGTCAATCGCAAAAATCTAATATGGACGTCCTTAATAATTTAGGGAGCGAAAAAACTATTTCTAATCTGAAATTAACCGAAGTGGAGGCAGTAATGTTTGAAGCTGCAAATCGGTTTATGATGATGGCTAAAAAAACCATTGAAAGAAAGGGTAAAGTCGATACCGGTAAATTATCGGATATGAGAGTCAGCCAAGTAACTGAAACCAAATACGGAAGTTATTTAATTACCATTGGATACGACCAATCTAATCCAGCAAGTAAATATTATGATTTCCAAAATAAAGGAGTAAAAGGAATAAAGTCAAATCAGCCAAATAGCATTTATAAATATCGGACTTTAAGTGTTTCTAAAAAAATGGTAGAAGCATTAATGCAATGGTATTTAAGACATAAAAGTTATATAAGAACGGAGGATCAAAGAAAGAATTTAACGGCCAATCAAAGAAAATCATTAAATGCTGGAGCCATTGTCAATCAATCTAAAAATTTAAGAAAGGTTGCAGAGGCCACGGCTAAAAAGATTAAAAAAAGAGGTATGCCACGGGTTGGATTCTTTGATGATAATCTTGATAAGGTATTTAACGAAGCATTTCGACAAAAATTAGCCATAGCAATAGGCGAAGATATTATAATAAACATTAGACAAAATTTCAATGGCAATAACAATACAAAGTAGTCCAACGGCTTTCAGTTCGGCTCACGATGCTTTATATCACGTTGTGACTTCAAGCAATGTCGCAAATTCAAACTTTAAATATGTATTTGACTTATCTATTGGTGGAAACCTTGTCGCCACAATTAAAACCTTTCCAGATTCCGGAGGTTATGGGATATTCGATGCAAGTCCCATTGTCCGAAACTACTTTGATAGCGGATTTAACCCAAACACAAGCACGGTTTTACAAAATGCAAGCACCGGTTTATTCTGCAACTACACGATTTCATATGGCGAAGAATACGCAGGAGTAACATATCCAAACCTTACAACCATATCAACCTATTACGGATGGAATTATTCGGCTGATCCGTTCGGTAATACTTTGGGCGATTATGCAAATAAGTTTGTAACGAGCAGAGATAAAACGACATTAGAGGTAATAAGTGGCGAGAAACTATTTATGACTTATATGAATACGGCTGGCACCGGTGTAACGGCTTCGATTCAAAAGATTACAAGCAATGGAACCAATGATGGAAGTGCTTCGGTAGGTGCAACCTTATCCACATCAAATACCTTGCTTTTAGATTTATCGCCTACGGCAATTAATACCTATTTAGGTAGTTCATTCATTACACCAACGACATATGGCTACCAGGTAACGGTTGGAAGTGATACGATAACCATTACGCAAGTTGTGGCACCGAAATGGGCACCTATGTTGATTACGTTTCTTAATCAGTACGGAGGATACGAAACATTTGGATTTCGTTTATTATCAAGACAACAAAAGAAATTTAACCGAAGCACCTACAAAGTCAATGAATTTGTAAGAAGTGGAGGCAATATGATTAATAAGAGTGGGGCCAATGTCTTTTATGGTGGTGTTCAATCATTTGCCGGGGTTGTAGATTATTCCTATTTGGTTGTAAGTGATTATTTAAATGTAAAGGATTACAATGTAGGAAGCCAATTGCTTGCTTCTCCGGAAGCATATTTGCATTTGAATAGTTCTTATTATCCGATCGTAATGCGTGCGACTGATTGGGCAGAAAAGAACCTTACAAGCGATAAGAATTTTAACTACGAATTGACTTTTGATTTATCTATTAAACAAGCTATTCAATACCGATGATCACAGAAATATTTATAGAAAATGTGCGTTTGGATTTGTATCAAGATATAGGTGCGGAGTTGAATTTTAATATCGATGACATCAAAGATTTTTCAAGTCGAAATACAAACTATTCCAAAACAATAACAATCCCAGGCAATGCGAACAATAACAAAGTTTTTGGCCACATATATAATCTTGGGAGTGCTAATAATTATTTCATTTCTAATCCTTTGCTTCCAAATGTTGGTTTTAATTTTGATCCATCAA